GTCACTCATCGGCGCGGCAGCCTGCGCTGCCTCATTCAGCCGGTCCACTACAGACTCGACTGGGGCGATGCCTAACTTCATCGCCGCAACTTCCCCAATCTCACAATCCCCACATACTCGCGTGTGAGCTAATCCCAACTCAGCAAAATACTTAGCGAATGGACCACAATCCTTGAAATTCTCAGCTCGGGCTAACATAGCTGCAGCTCCGATCTGATTCACTTTCTCTGGATGTGACTTGGCTTCGTCAGAGCACGTCCATGATGACGAAGCAATGTTTCTGGGCAGCTCGGGGATGAATGTCTCGGTTGGACCATACTCGTCACACAGGAAATCAAAACCTGTGAACGTCATTTTCTGGCCTCCGAACACGAGCTTCATACGAAAACCCATACTGGTCCACTGCTCAATGATGTGCTTCTGCCTATCCTCAGAGATACTCTCATTCGTGGACAACACCGAATCATCTCCTTCAAACGCATAGCACATCTCATATGATCGACCGTCAAACGATGACACATACTGCTTACGCAATTGTCCTTTGCGCTTAACCACCATTTGATCGGGATACTGACACATGACGCTTACCCAACACACATAATTGATCAACCAATTAAAAGCGCTGGTACCACGATGACCAGACTGCCTGATGGAATCTATGACGATACGAACCGGATTCTTCCTCTTCTGTTCATCAACATTAGCCTTGCCACGGATTTGAGGCTCCTTCATGTCTCTCAGACAATCATGGAGCCACGCCTTGGGAACTTCAGCATCCTGGCCTAGGCACTGGATAATGTGTTCTATTATTCGGTTCTCCGTCATATTTCTAATCCCACCGTTGCAACAAGCATCCCACGCAGAACCATCTCCTTCGATGATTGTTGGTCTACTACCGTTCTTGCGTGGTTTGAACCTCAAATGTTCAGCCACGCGCTTCATCGCGGAATGTTTGTCGACACCCTTGATACTGGCGTCTTTGAAATACTTGAACAGCAAATGTTCAAAGCACTTCACTGGCAGCAACATAGCAATCTGGCCTTCATCACCTGAGGTGATGATTGGACGGGGTGCTTTACCCTTAGCTGGCAACGCTTCGTTCACTTTAATTTGGAACTCGTGGGTGATCTTCTTGTCTACCTCGGTATTGAGATTATTGTACGCGTTCCTGAAGCGTGCTGGGGTCCATTTCTTAGAAGCCATCTCACTGAATAGCGGGTTCTCCTCTCGCCACTTATGAATGGCGGATTTCGGAAACACTTCCACTATCAGCTTGCTCACAACTGAATTGATCTTGTTCTCTAAATGTTTGGATGGCTTAAACGGCAATGGTTGCACCCGTTTTGCAAGCCCAGCTTGCAAATTGCCCACTGTGGATTGCATCACTTCCGTTGGGATCAGATCCGGCCCAATCTGATGAGCCAGAACCTTGGGATCAGCTGGCGGGTACAAGCTCTGCAGCTGATCCACTTTCTTCACACGCGTCTCTTGCCCATACTCGTCCCCCTGAAGCTGCGTACCATACATAGGTCGCACTCCGTTTTCTTCCACAACGTCCGG